TAAACGTAGCGCTTACCTCATAATCCCTATTTAAAGGAATAAGGTCTTCAACAACTCTACTTCCATTAAGTGGAAATCGACTTTCTAAATTATTACTGATATTTAAACTAAACTCAGTAGCATTTGTAAGTGCCGTTCCAGATGGAAGTTGAACATTAATATTGCTCCACATATATGGCTTATCTTTTCTTGCTGTTACAGCTGTAATTGCTCCTGATGTAACTATTACATTTTGTGCTTTATATCCTACTTCACATGATGCAATTTCTCCTTCTGCCATTGTAATGTTCATTGAATCAACCATACAACCTTTGAATGTTCTTATAAAATTACTTCCAACATTTGCTGTTTTTTTAGAATCTTCTAATGTAAAACTACTCAAACTTTGTCCAGGAACTGCATAACTTACATCATCACTATTTGTTTCTCTTATGAGTCTACTTCCTGTTAATGTTTCTACACTACCAATTGCAAATCCTAAAAATTTCCAATCTTGCGGATAAAAAGTAAATGTTCCTCCATATTCTAATTGTCCATCTGTAAACAATCCAATATTTCTATTATAATTACCTTGAAATCTAATATTTTCTACACCTGCACTTTCTTCTGGTGTATGGTCTTGAACTAATCCAATCCATTGTCTTGCTCCACTTGCTGTTGCATAAGTTCCACTTTCAAATTGAAAAGCTAACTGATTACTATCTCCTATATATTTAAATCCCATACTTTTTTTATTTATTACCTCCTTTCATTTGTATTAATATAAATTAATTTATTCATAGTCTTTTGCACTCTTTTTTATAATTGGTTCTTCAATTTTTATTTTAATTGTATTTTCTTTTCCGCAATTCTTACAAATAAAACTTTCTTGAACTTCTCTGTTCAACCAATTACATTTTTTGCATCTTATATCACTCATTTTATATACCTCAATTTAATTATTCACAAAAGTAAATCTAACCTCCATTACTTTACTTTTTGGAGTTTGTTCACCATCTTCACTAATATTTACAGCCGATGTTAACTGAAATCCATTTAAATTACTATCAATTAATCCAGTAGTACTATCATATTGATTATTTTTTAAGTAAGTATAAACTTCATCAAACAATTCATCTCTTTCTTTTACATTTCTTGCCCATATTCTAATTTCAATATCCATATATATAAGTGTTCCTTCACTTCCCATTCCTAATCTTTGTGGTTGTGTAATATTTCTATCAACAATTGTAATAATTGGATAAGTAACTGCTTTTTGTGGATAAGAAGTATAAGCAAATCGTTGATTAGCTGGTCTTATATCAGAAATTGGGTCAGTAACATTATTTTTAAGTTTATCTCTAATTAAGTTTACTGTATCTGCTAAAAATGTTGTTCCGCTTACGCTTGTAATTGCCATTATGTTCCTCGCTTGGATTTATAATATACTCGCTTGTATAATATTAATTATAAAATAAAGTTTATTTATAAATTATATTTATCAATTATATAATTAAGAAATTTCTTTTTCAATGAATCCTTTAATTTTTGTTTCATTTCTTTTCAAAGAATTGGTAAAATGATGTCTTGGCTGCATTCTTGATGTTCCGTATTCTAAAAAATCTGCATAATTAACATCGCTACGAACAATTGCAACAAACTTTTCTGGAAATAATGCTCTAATACTATTCAAAAACCTACCAGTATCAACTGACTTTGGTTCTGCTCTATGTCCAGCAATTGATTGTTTAACTTCTCCTTCCATATAAAATCCAGCTTTCTTTATTGCTTTTTCTGCACTTAATTGGATTGCTTTACTCTTTGCTGTAATATTTGCAATAACATTTCCTACATTCAATACTTGGATATTAACTGCCATTTTAATTATAATCCTCGTAAACTTGTATTTGTAAAGAATGGTCACTTGGTAAAGTCATTTTGCTTCCAGTCCATATTGATTCAAATTCTCCCCAGTATGTTCCAACACTTCCAGTATCAATGCTTCCAGTCCATCTATATTCACATATTCCAGAAGCTCTGGGCGTTCCAATCGTACAGAGTCCGCTTGTATATGCTGTAAAATCTCTATTACCCATAATGAACCAAACACTTCCATCTGTTAAATCAACAGGTGTTCCATTACTATATTGTAAAGTTACTGATAAAGCTGGATTAATATCTTCTTTTTTTATTTTAAAAATATCCATATCATATTACCTCCCTTATAGTGAAATTATTATTTGAAGTATCTAAGATAATATCATTTTCGGCTTTATAGATAAAATCATTTGCTTCTTGTTTAACAATCTTTTCGCCTTCTGCTTTGTATATTCTTTTTGCCATTTATTCTTTTACTTTTAATGTTAATTGTTTATTTAGATTTTTTAATATAAATAATGATGATAATATAATTTCTAAAACATAATCAATATTTTCACTAATTGCTAAATTATCTTGTTTCGCTATATCAATACTTTTTATTAATGAATCTCTTATTCCAATACTATCTTTAAGAGGAAAAGTAACAGAGTTTGATATTGCTTCAAATAATCCAAGTTCATCTGCAATATTTATTAATAACTCTGTTTTTGTTATTAACTCAGTGATAGCTAAATTTTCTTGTTTTGGTACACCAAAATGTTTAATTGAAGTTTCAGATAATCCCAAACTTTCTGCATATCCACGTAATTGTATAGCTTCTCTTAATAAATTCTCATTTAGTTTTAAACTATCATCAATATTATGTATAACATCTATTCTTATACTTTCTGAAAATCCAAACCAATCTCTAATAGCAATATCTTCATTTTCTAAATACTGAATTGAATCCTCAAAGCCAATTTTATCTAATATTAATTTTGTTTGTATTGTTATCCTATTAAGACTATCTGATAATCCAAAATTTTCTTGATTTGATTTTTCAATAGCTTTTATTGTTGTTTCACTTATTCCAATGATATCTGTAAATACTTTTTCAGTTGAAAATGATGGACTTTCTTTTAATTCAAGTGAATCACTTATAGTTTTTAATGTTATTTTTGTTCGAGCTAAACTTTCACTAATTCCTAAATTATTGGAAATAGATTTATTTATATCTTTTGTTGTATTATCACTTAATCCAGTACTATCTAAAATTATTTTAAGAATTCCAGAAGAGAGTGAATCATTTGTTCCAATATCATCTATAATTTCTTTAGTTGATTGTGTTATTTTTGTTGTGCTATCTATAAAATTAATATTCTCGATATTATTAATATTATTATTAAATAAATTTAATTCTAAAATTCTAAAATTTTCTGATAAGGTTTCTGTAAAATTAATTTTAGTCGAAATATTTGTTATAATTCCTTCTAATCCAACTGATAATGGGAAACTTCCCAAAAGAGTAGAGCTAATTCCAGAGTGAGTATAAATATACCCATCTCCTCCAGCATCACTACTTATTAAGTTTCCAGAAGAATTAACAATTATTCCTCTTGGATTAGAAGATGGTGTTGAGAAACTTCCCAATAATGTAGAACTAACTCCTGAATGTAAATAAATATGGTCAGTTGTAATATCGACACTAATTAAATCTCCAAAAGAATTAATAGTTAAACTACGTGCAGCATCAACTGGAGATGCAAAACTTCCAGTTAAAACATTACTTATCCCAGAATGAGAAAATATTAAATTAACAACAGAGGCACTACTAATCAAATTTCCATCTAAATCAACAGTTAATCCACGAATAAATGTATTAGATGCAACAAAACTTCCAGTTAAAGAAGAAGTTATTTTTGAATGAGTATAAATATAATCATCATTTACATCAGCACTTATTAAATTTCCAGAAATTGCTGTAATATCTACAGGAGCACTCTTTGGTGTTGCAAAACTACCAGTAATTGCTGCACTAATTCCAGTATTTATAATTATTTGGTCGGCAGATGTATTAACACCAATTAAATTTTCAACCATTAATTATCCCTACTCGTTTTAATAATCCACACTTATCACAAACGAACAAAGCTGACCTATTTCCTCTAACTCTTGTTTTACATATATCTTTTTCTACATAATTCTCATTTTTACTTTCTAATTCTACTAAGTGGAAATTATGTTCACAAACCATTTTAACTACTTCCCGCCGTTAAAGTCCAATCTATTTTAAGTGTATCTGACGCACCTTTTTGAACACTAATTGCATCTGTATAAAGCATCATTGTATTTCTTGTTGTTCCTGAAATTCTAAATACTGCCGCTTCTGTAATACTACCAGTCCCTTCTCCAGCTGCCCAATATGATGAATATATAACATCGTTATCGCTTGCTCCAGTTCCTGCTGTTGGACTTCCTGTTCCAGATAGAGCTATTATACTATCTGTAATATAATTTGCTACATCAATATCACTTGCTGCTTGTCCAGTTCCACTACCAAGAGCCAAAAATCTAATTTGCCCGAAATTAGTTCCAGAAGAAAGTACCTGAGCTACATGTTGGTCAAATAATTCTGTTACTGTCATTTTTCTTGTACCTCCTTATCATTGATTATTGTTTTTTCATATTTCATGTTTCCATCTTTATCTTTTAATTCAATATGAATTATTTCGTTAAGTCTTATTCCTTCTCTCATTTTTAATTATACTCTCCAGTTAAACTTCCTGTTAATAGTTTTCTTATATATAATTTTTTTAATATTGCTGTTTGATTTACATTCCATTTTGAAACACCTTCGCTTAATAATGCATATTCTCCATCTATTGGACTTCCTAATCCAACTTTCCATGTTCCAGAAGTACTTATTGAACCAGCAATATAAAGCTTAGTATCGTTCATAAGTATTTTACCTTGTTCTAACAATACTGCATCATTACTACCTCTTTCTCCTTGAATTGGAAGAATAACACCACTCGTCCATAAATCATTACCAGATTGTGTTAATCGGATATCATCGTCATAATATTCTCCGATATCTACTATATTAAAATATCTAAATCTAACTTGTTGCCCAAATCCTAATGCTTCAGTAACTCCATTCTGAAAATCTTGAACAGCAGTCATTTAATTTCCTCCTAATACTATTCTTGTAAGAACTGTTAATATTGCAACGCTTGCTCCTAATAAACAAGTTAAAAAAGAAAAGATAAATGTTATTATTGGAGTTATTCGTTTAGAATAATGATTACTAATATTTAAAAGTGATTCTTTAATATCTTTTATATCATCTTTTATATCGATTATCATTTGTCGATTTTCTCTTCCATATGCGCATTTTTCGTTTGTCATCTTAATTCCATGCTTGATAATAGCTTATTCTTTCTCCAATATCTTTTAATTCTTGAATTCCCATTGTTTCCCATGATTTTGATGAACCATCTTGCATTCCTTTTTGTATAGATAATTCTCCAATTTTAACCGCTTTAGTTCCAATTCCTTGAGCTTCCATTAATGATAAAATATTTCCAATTGTTAAATCAACTATTCCTGGTTGATAAGTATCTGCTATTGCAGAATCTGAAATTGTATCACCAGTAATATTTTGTGCTCTATCAACTTGTTTTGAAACTAAAAAAGGTAGAGTTCCACTTATTCCTGTAGGTATATTCTCAATGAGATTATAAACTATACTTCCGAGTTCAATATTAGTAAGAGTTGCCATTTTAAGATTACTCTAAATACCCCGTTAAAGACATTGATGTGCTACCAATTGTTGATGTTGTCATAACTAATGAACCACCTACTATTGTTTTAAGGGGTGTACTTAAATTTGTAATATATCCTCCATTTCCTGTTAAATATGTTACTATTCTTGCATCTCCGCCTGATACACATAAACTTACTCTATTTTCTCCAGTTCCGCTTTGTGTTGAACATATAATATCTGTAACTACTATTTGACTACCTGCTGTTGCTGGCCAAACTACTGTTGAACCAATAATATGTGATAACCCAGTATTTACAAATGGGTCTACTGCTCCTTTTGGAGTTGTTGTTATTTCGTTTGCAATATATACTTCACTACCTAAATTGCTAACTTCCAGTATACCACTCACTCCTAATTTTGATGCTGAGCTTACAACCATTGAACCTGTAATATTTCCACTATTAAATATTGCTCCTGAAATTCCTATAAGATTAGATGAAGAAATAATTACACTTCCAATGCCCTTCATAGCCATTGAACCAGTTAAATTTCCGTTTGTAAATATAAGTCCGCTAACACCTATTAATGGTGCAGAACTTATAACCACCGACCCAATCATATTAGTTCCTGAAATTCCTACTGGATTCTGAACCCAAACTTCAGAACCTGTTGTTATATCTGGAATGCTCCAAATACTTCCAGCTGTTTGAACTGTATTTGTTACGTCAATTTCTCCAGACACTCCTATCCTTGATGCTGAGCTTATAACTATGCTTCCTGTTATATTTCCTGAATTAAATATTGCTCCTGATACTCCTAATAATGGTGCTGACATTATTACTACTGAACCAATTACATTTGTTCCTGAAATTTCTACTGGGTTTTTAATCCACTGTTCAGAACCTGCTGTTGTAGCTAAATTTCCATATACTTCTACGCTTCCTGTTGCTGTATATACTTCGCTTGAACCAGTTGTTCCTATATCTCCTGGATTAGTTAAATAAAAGCTTCCTGTTAAATTATCTAATTTAGCTCCGCTAACTTCTACTACATTTTGAATCCATTGTTCACTACCTGCTGTTACTGATATTGTAGGCATTGACATTATAGAACCAACCCATGGAAATGTACCTTGATATACGTCACTACCAGCATATCCTCCTGTTGATGCCCCAAATGTTTCTACTGAACCAGTTACTGCAACATTTCCGCTTGTAACATATATTGAATCTACGCTTGCACTAATTGAACCAATAAATATACTTCCTGCTACTATTGATACTGCAATTGATGATACTGAACCTGTTTGAACTCCTAAAAATTTGTTATATTCTCTATCTTTCCTATTTGCTGATATTGTATAAACCATTTTTTTTATTTTTAAATTTTATATAGCTACTATAATTTATGTATTATAATAAAATATAATACTAAAATATGCTTCCAATTCTTCCAGTACTATCACATTTAACTGGAATAACTGCAAGTCCTGAAACTGCACATATTATAACTAATTGAGCTGTTCCTTGTTGAGTAAATTGAGTTCCGCTAAAGTTTAACGTTGCTCCACTTACTATCATATTTGTAGTAGCCATTGTTCCTTTTTATTTTTGAATTTGTATGGCGGAGGCGGTTCCTCGCGTCATAATAAAAAACAAAAATTAAGTCAACGAACCTAGCCTACTCCATTCACTTCCGCCTTGTGCTACTGCCATATATACATCTGGTGCTTCTAAATCATATGCCAATTGACTTCCTACACTTGCTGTTACTACATCTACTGGTGAACCATATACAATTAATACTTTATCTGTAACTTCATCAGTTCCATTAGACGAACTTAATAATCCTTTTTGAAGACCACCTACTAGACCGCCTACTACTGCACTTCCTGTTGTTGTTGAATCTGCCATTTTGTTTTTTTCCTCCTTTATATTTCTATAACTTTGCTTGTGAATTTAAAGTTTCACTTCTTGTAAATAAAAAAAATAAAAAAAAATAAATTTATACAACCTATTTACGCAGTTGTAATTTGTGCTATTGCATTTGCTCTAAGTTGTCGTACCTTAATTCTTTGCGTTGCTGCTGCTGCACTCATATCATAAGCCGGTAACTCAAAATTTTCTACTGTTACTGGTCTTTTTTCTGCAATTACATATGCCCACATTTTATCTGTAACATATGCATATTTGCTATAAGTTGAACTTGGTGCTGCGTTAGTTGAAAATTTGATTACATTCAATCCGTAGATTGTACCTAAAAATCCTCTATCTAACATTTCAGTATTTCCTACCTTATTTGCTTCTACAAAAGTATCAATGTTTCTTAAATCATTAAGAACTTCCATACCTACAAACAATGTTGTTGGTGTGTAGTCTTCATCATCTAAATACTGCATTGCTCTTGTAATATTTGCAATTGTAATAGCTGCTCCGCCAGTTACTGTATTAGTTGCATTATCTAATGCATCTTGTAAAATCAACTTAGTTTCATTCTCTGCGAATCTCTTTCCGAAAACCTTTAATGTATGAGCCATTAAATTCCACTT